TGGCTGGATCTGCGTTTAAAAAAGTTTACTACGACGAAAACCTACAAAGACCTGTATCTAAGTTTATAGCACCTGAAGATTTAATCGTACCTTACTATACGACTGATTTAGAATCTTGCCCCCGTATTACGCATCTGATCAAGATGCCTGAAAACGACGTTAGAAAGCTACAAGCTATTGGTTTTTATAAAAGAACAGATTTGGAGCCTGGTGAGGAGCCAAACAATTATTCCTCTTTGGATACGGAGAAAGAGAAATTAGAGGGTATAGAGCCTGGTGGAGAAAGCGACGAAGTATGCGTTCTTTATGAGGTTCATTGTAACTTAGACCTAGAAGGGTTTGAGGATGTAGATGAAAGCGGTGAAGAGACTGGGGTTAAACTTCCTTACATCGTTACTATAGATTCTACGACTGAAAACATTTTATCTATTAGAAGAAACTTCAACGCTGATGATCCAATGAAGAACAAGATTGAATATTTTGTTCATTTCAAATTCTTACCAGGTCTAGGTTTCTACGGTTTCGGACTGACTCACATGATTGGTGGGTTGTCTAAAGCTTCCACATCTATACTAAGACAATTGATAGATGCTGGTACGCTTTCCAACTTGCCTGCTGGTTTCAAGACTCGAGGCATCCGTATACGTAATGAAGATGAACCCATTCAACCTGGTGAGTTCAGAGACGTAGATGCACCAGCAGGCTCTTTACGTGATGCAATACAACCATTACCGTTCAAAGAACCTAGCGGCACCTTGTTATCGTTATTAGGATTATTGGTTCAATCAGGACAACGATTTGCTTCTATTGCAGAAATAGCTGTAGGTGAAGGCAATTCACAGGCACCAGTAGGCACTACTTTAGCGTTGATGGAAAAATCAACCAAAGTATTGAGTGCAATACATAAGCGTTTGCATAACGCGCAGAAAAAAGAATTTGGGTTGTTATCAGATATCTTTGCTCAAAGCTTACCACCGACTTATCCCTATTTAGTGTCTGGTGGTATGAATGAGGTTAAACAAAGTGATTTTGACGGGCGCATCGACATTTATCCTGTTAGCAACCCAGACATTTTTTCTACCAGTCAACGTATAGTTATGGCCCAAGAAATGATGCAGTTGGTTCAATCTAATCCTCAAATACACGGGCCAGGTGGAGTCTACGAGGCTTACAAAAGAATGTACGCTTCATTGGGAGTAGACAACATCGACCAACTGCTTCTTCCACCGCCTCCGTCACAACCTCCACCAATGGAGGCGGGTATGGAAAATAGTACCTTGATGATGGGTGGTACAGCGCAAGCGTTTCCAGAACAAAACCACGATGCACATATTGCAGCACACGTAAGCTTATTAAGTCTTCAACCTGTTCAAACAAACGCGCAGGTACAAGCCAATATCATTTCACATTGTATGCAACACTTGCAGATGAAGGCAGACATAATCGCGCAACAACAAATGCCACCTGACGCTATGCAACAGTTCCAACAGTTGCAACAACAAGCGCAGCAAGCGTCACCTGTTGAAGCGCAACAAATGCAAGCGCAAGCTCAAGGTATACTGGCTCAGTTTAGTGCGCCAATCATGTCAGAGTTGGTTATACAGTTCTCGCAACAGATTGGTACACCTCAAGAAGAAGATCCTTTAGTAACCATCAGAAAGCAAGAACTAGCTTTGAAAGGTCAGCAGCTTAACCAAGAACAACAACAATTCGCTCAAAAAGAAGAACAACGTGCAATGGATCAAATGCGTCAAGATCAGATAGATCGCGAACGTATAGATGCCCAACGTGATATCGCAGAAATGAAGGACGATACGACGAGGGATAGACTTGACCAACAAAAGGAACTAAAATTAATTGATCTTGGATTAAAACAACTATAAATATGATAAAAGTTACAAAAGTAAACGAACAGAAAACACCTAAAGTTTTAGACGGCAAACAGTCTTATTCCAACAAAGGTACTTTGCAAACTAAAAAAGCAAAGTCTTTCGATGCCAGCACCACACCAAAACCAGGTATGGGTAAAGGCAAGGCAAGAGGTATGGGTGCTGCTGAATTTGGTGGTAAATTTTCTGGAATTTATTAGTGGATATTGTTTGGCTTATAGAACATCTCCAAAAGCTTCTTAAAGAAAAGAAAGACGCTTTAGAAGATTTAATTTTGAACGGAGCCAAAGACTTCCAAGAATACAATTATCTACGTGGTCGTCACAACGCTATCGAAGACGTAGAGCAAGAAATTAAAGCGTTGCTAGAAAGGAGTATAGAAAACGATGAAAGAGGTACTGGTACCTGATCATATCGCAAGAGAGGTTGAAGCTGAAAAGCAACAGCCCGAAGAAGACAAATCAGAATTAGAACAAGCATACGTCAAATCAGATGACCGTGTGTTAGATCCAAGTCTATTAGATAAATCCTACTTAGAACGTATGCCTCAACCGACAGGTTGGAGATTACTGATATTACCCTATAAAGGTAAAGCAGTAACGAAAGGTGGTATTGTTCTAGCGAAGGAAACCGTCGAAAGAGAATCACTAGCTACTGTGGTGGCCTACGTAGTAAAGATGGGTCCTCTTTGTTATGCCGATCAGAATAAATTTGGCGATACCCCTTGGTGCCAAGAAAAAGAATGGGTATTAATTGGTAGATATGCAGGAGCTAGGTTTAAGCTTGGCGACGATGCAGAGTGCCGTATCATTAACGATGACGAAGTCATTGCAACAATAGAAGACCCTGACGATATCGTTAGTGTCTAAACATGAGAGGAAATCATGCAAGAAAATGAAGCGATACAGACTGAGGAAGAACAAGAGCCTACCGAAGTCGTAGAACTAGATGAAGTTGAGCAAGATTCTGAATCTGAACAGCTAGAAGCTCCTATCGAAGATGTCTCTGTTGAGGAGACAAAGGTTGATCAGGAACAAGACGAGCTAGAAGATTATTCTAAAAATGTTCAGAAAAGAATTAAAACCTTAACTAAAAAAATGCGCGAACAAGAACGCGCAGCTCAATCAGCATACGAGTACGCAAAAAACCTACAGGCAGAGAATCAGGTCCTGAAGCAAAATACGTCTCAATACGCTGAAAATTACCAATCTGAAGCTGAAAACAGATTAAAAGCCCAAAGAGCGCAAGCTAACGCGGTTTTAAAATCTGCTTACCAAGATCAAGATTGGGACAAAGTTACCAAAGCACAAGATATTCTCGACAAGATTACTGTTGAGGAAAGTAAAATAGCTAATGGTAGATTGTCTATTGAACCTACAACAGAGTATCAACAGGTACAAACTCCACAAATATCTCAAGGTTTACAACAACCTCAAGCAACACCACAACCAGACCCAGCAGCAGAAGATTGGGCTGGAAAAAATGAGTGGTTTGGTGAAGATGAGGCTATGACTTTAGTAGCTTTTAACATTCACAGAAGACTTATAGAAGAGGAAGGATTTGATACTGATGATCCAACATACTATACTGAGATTGATAAACGTATAAGAGCTGAATTTCCACATAAGTTTAGTGGTGGAGGAGAGGCAGAAACTAGCGGTAAAATGCAACAAACTGTAGCACCCGCAGGTAGAAGCGAAAGCTCTGGACGCAAACGGCAAGTAAAACTCACTAAGAGTGAAGTCGAAATGGCACGTCGTTTGAATGTACCGTTACAAGAATATGCAAAACATATAAAGAGGTAAGCAAATGACAAACGAAATAGAACAAAACGAATCAACAGATGTGCAAGCATCTACTGAAAACAGAACATCACGTTCTGCTGAAACTCGAGCAAAAGATACTGCTCGCAAACCTTGGCGTCGCCCCCAAATGTTGGACACTCCAGAGCCACCTGAAGGATATGAATACAGGTGGATAAGAGCTGAAATCGTTGGACAGGAAGATAGAAAAAATGTAACTGCTAGGCTTAGAGAAGGTTTCGACCTTGTTAGAGCCGAAGAGTTAGATGGCTTCGAGATTCCCACGCTTGACGATGGAAGACACTCAGGAGTAGTTTCCGTGGGTGGTTTGCTTTTGGCCAAGATTCCTACTGAAACGCGAAATGAAAGAAACGCCTACTTTTCTAATCGCGCACAATTGCAACAAGATGCAATTGACCATGATCTAATGCAGGAATCAGATCCAAGCTCTCCGATTTTAAAACCAGAGAGAAAAACAAGCGTAACTTTTGGTGGTGGTAATCGTGAGTGATTATCACTGTAATTAAATTAAATAACTGAATAAGGAAAACTTATTATGGCAAATAAAGATGCACCTTTCGGGTTTCGTTCAGTAGGCAAAAAAGGTGGCGGCGTCGCAAACGGCGGTGTCACTGAATATTCAATTGCTACGGGCGCAACTGGAGACATTTTTTCAGGCGACCCAGTTAAGATGTTGAACACTGGTACTATTTTAGTAGCTGGTGCGGCAACAACTTTATTGGGAATATTCAGAGGATGTAAATTTACAAATAGTTCAGGAGAGGTGATTTTTTCATCACACTTCCCAACTACTACTGCATCATCTGATATTGTTGCTTTTGTTGAAGATGATCCTGATACATTATTTGAAGTACAATGCACTGGTTCTTTAGCGCAAACAGCTATAGGTAACAACGTCGAGTTGGCCTACACTGCTGGCTCTACAAAAACTGGTATGTCTGCGGCAGAAATTTCTTCTACCACAGCAGCAACTACAGCTCAGTTCAGAATCGTAGGATTCTCTACTGACCCTTCAAATAGTACAACTGGATCAGCTAATATAAACGCAATCGTATATATTAACGAGCATTTCTATACCACAGTAACGGGAGTTTAATAATGGCAATTAATAGAGCGCAATTAGCGAAAGAACTAGAGCCTGGATTGAACGCCCTTTTTGGGTTGGAATACTCCAGGTATGAAGCTGAACATGCTGAAATTTTTGATACGGAAACTTCTGACAGAGCGTTTGAAGAAGAAGTTCTAATTTCAGGTTTCGGTAACGCAGAAGTAAAAGCAGAAGGAACAGGCATTAGGTTTGATAATGCTTCTGAAGGCTATACTTCACGTTACACACACGAAACAGTTGCTTTGGCTTTTGCATTAACAGAAGAAGCTGTTGAAGATAATCTATATGACAGACTTGGTGCTAGATACACTAAGGCGTTAGCTAGATCAATGGCAAATACCAAACAAATTAAGGCTGCTGCTGTATTGAACAATGCGTTCTCTGCAACAGGAGGCGACGGTAGTACACTGATAGCTACAGATCACGCCATGAGTGGCGGTGGTACTCTTGCTAACAGAGCAACTACTATGGCTGACCTTAATGAAACTTCATTAGAAGATGCTTTGATTTCAATATCAACATTCACTGATGACAGAGGTTTGACTATTGCTTTGAGAGGAATGAAACTAATCGTTCCACCTCAACTTCAATTCGTCGCTGACAGACTCTTACAATCCCCAGGGAGAGTAGGAACATCTGACAACGATGTTAATGCTATCAGAAACATGGGAATGTTACCTGACGGTTATGTAGTTAATCACTACTTAACTGACACAGATGCTTTCTTCATCAAGACAGATTGTCCTGATGGATTCAAGCACTTTGAAAGATCACCACTTTCTACAGCGTTAGAAGGTGATTTTGATACTGGAAACATGAGATACAAAGCTAGAGAGAGATATTCTTTTGGATTCTCTAACTTTAGAGCTGTATTCGGTTCTCAGGGAGCTTAATGGCTTAGTAGTCACCGTCACCCGACTACTAGGAGGAAGGGATGTTTCGGCATCCCTTTTTCTTGCCTGATTGTTTTTATATGTGTAAACTAAAATTGGTTTAAAATTAATTAGCTTGATGAGGGCCGTTTACGGTTTCCATTAATACAAATATAAGGAGTTCAAGATGGCTAATCCACATTTCCAAAACTTAATACTTAACGCTGGTAACAGCGAGTCCACCAAACATAAGAAAGATGTTCCTATGTTTTTGGTAAACCCGTCCAGTTCGTTGTTTTATCAATACTCAAATGATTTTATGACTTACGCTTCTGGCGATTTCACAATCACTACAACTGAAGCTGGTACAGGTTCAGCTACAGAGGCTTTGACTTCTGGAGCAGGCGGTCAACTTTTGCTCACTAACGCAGCGGGTGATAATGATTTAGACTTTTTACAATTAAAAGGTGAGTCATTCAAACTAAGCAGCAGTAAAAGAGCTTTTTTTGAAGCTAGATTCAAAGTAAGTGATGCAACACAATCTGATGTTGTAATGGGCTTACAAATAACCGATACAACACCTCTTGCTGTTTCAGATGGTGTTTATTTTATGAAAGATGATGGGGATACAAACCTAGATTTTCATATAGAAAAAGACGGTACTGACACTACTACAGCAGCAGTTACTACTTTAGCTGACGATACATTTGTTAATGTTGGTTTCTTTATAGATCCAAACACTTCTCAAGTATCTTATTTTATAGGTTCTGCTACACCAGTAGGTATAGTGAACACTAACTTACCAGATGATGAAGAATTAACTGTATCTTTTGGTATTCAAAACGGTGAAGCAGCAGCAAAAACTATGACAATTGATTACATAAATGTAATCTGCGAAAGATAGGAGTAAATTATGGCAGGTCGTATGACTGGCTCTGATGTAAATGCGGTATTTATTACCGCAGACACTCAGGCTTTAGATGCTGATGGAATATCAGTAGCAGCCGCGGTAGGAAATAATGCAGCACTTGTTATAGGTGGTGCTTTAGCCTCTGGTGGTTCTTGTACCTTTGATTCAGGAAGAATAGTCACTATTCTTTCTGCTGGAGATGACTCAGCAAAGTCATTTACTGTTACTGGCACAGATGTTAACGGTGATGCTCAAACAGAATCCATAACGGGTGCTAATG